ACATCTATTACTGGATTACGTGCTTTTTTAGGTTTTTTCTTAGATGGCATTTTTTTATTACTCTCCTCTATTCCAATTTGTTGTGTTTATAGGTATACTTGGGTTAAAAGAATATTTTAGCCCATCAGTAGGGTTACCCCATTCGTCTTTAGGTTGTACTTCTGCATCTATATCTAGAGTATCTACAGCACTTTGTATAACATGACTACCAACAAGTAATCTTCCGTAAGCTACATATACCGGACCCCCTTCTCGAATTGTATTTTCGGGACCGTTAAAAAAATAAGATTTTGATCCCCCTTGTTCTATTTCTCTAAAATCTCCGAATTTAGGCATAGGTGTTAGGAGGTTTGTGACACCGGCAGCTACTAAACCTAAACCGCCGATAACCATAGCCCCTTGCACCGCAGTCATTTTACCAAGGCCACCAGCTGCTATCGCTCCTCCTACCCCTGCAGCTATAAGAGCTACGCCTACAACAATAGTGATGATTGACATTGCATCTCCTCCAGCTCCTTCCACAACCGGCACTATGTCGATTGTTTTTATATTAGGGTTATTTAACATCAGCTCAGAGGAACCGAGACCTTCTAAAGTGTTAGGGTTTTTCCCCTCTTCAATTGCAAAATCTTTTTTATTTATCAGGACTCTATATTTTATACTTTTTCTATCATTCTCCCAAAGGGTTTTGTAAAACTTTTTACAGTTGGCTTCCACACCTCTGATAGCATCAGAAACACTGTTTACCGAAAGTTTCCATTCCTTTCTTCCTAATTGTTCAGCTAAAATGCCATGAACTTTAATGTTAGTTAAATTGCTCATTACGATAAATTTTATAGATTTTTTTTATGATTTTTTCAGACATGTTCTCGATTGTCGTATACATATTTCTAGGTCGATGAATTATCTTTTTATCTCCTAAGTATACACCGGCATGATTAGCTTTTCTTCCGGGAACCATTTTAAAAAGTAATATGTCATGTTTCTTTGCCAATGAAAAATCATCAATCTCTTTTAGAGAGGGATTCATTGACGCTATTTCTTCAGGTAGGTTAGGTATTTTACTTTGCCATTCTTCATCTCGTGTTTTTGGAGAGTCTGATAGATTTATATTTAAGCTCTTATAATATTCTGTTACAAAATTATAACAATCAGTTTTACCCATTACAAAAGGCTTATCATGAATAAATGTTTTTTCTTTTTTAGGGTCGAATGTAGAGAAAATATCTTTCTCAATATTATATAGGATATAAAAAAGATCATGACCCTTGCTATTCAACATATCGTAGGATGAAAATTTTTCACTGGTGGATGGATGAGAGTGATATACAGCTTTTATATCCCCAGAGTCACTTGCCCTAACATAATCCAGAGTACAGATTGAAAAATGTTTGGTAGGTTCATCTGAGACATTTCGACAATTAAAAACTTGATTAGAATTATCACGAGACACGATTAAACCACAGCATTCTTTTGGAGCTTCTTTAAGAGAATGCAGTTTTATTGATTTTTTTATATCTTCAGTGAGTTTCATTTTTTTTATCCTCCTCTTGCTATTTTTTTAGCGGCAGGAAATCCTCCGTATGGCAATTCTCCGATTTGAATTTGACAACCGCCTTTATTAGCAGTTTTTCTATTTCGCGCTCCCCACCTTAATCTACATCCTGTTAAACTTTTTGAGCATTGATCAGCAACCCAATAGTCAGTGTTAGGCGGTGCTACAATTTGTCCGGCGCTCATAGTTTTTTTACAAACATAATAATATTTGACTGAATCTTTTACTACATATACATAATTTCCAATTTTGTAACCATCCGAGGACTCTTTATTAAAAAGTCCTAGATTCTCGAAAGAAAAATTGTCTACTAATTGGTTTTGCAATGCTTCAGTAATTATATCATCATCAGAATCAGTAGCTACAGGGGGAGAATTAAGCAGCATTCCACAACCTTGAAGTTTTATTTTGTCTGATGAGTTCTCTGTGACAGCGTTATTATTCTCGTCTTGTATTATACCGTCATTTCTTAAAGTTTTTAGTCTAGCTTTTCTTAAAATAGGTATCTCTACATTTTCAGGAGTAGTGTTGGATGTAGAATAATTTTGTAGTTCTCCTCCTCCTGCTTGATTTCCCTGTTCTGGGTGCTGATACCAACATCCAATACCTCTATACTGCCAAACACATTTATCTGCCAGCAGTACTCTCTTGGGAAGTTTTGTACCTTCTAAGTCCAACACTGAGGAGAGCTGATAAGTTAAATTAATTTTGTTTTCTGTTTGTTTTCTTTCGATATAGTAAATATCATCTGGCAAATAGGCATAAGGATCAGGTTCATATCCATCAGGTAGCATATTACTTTGATTTGATACTCTGGCTAATTTATTGGAGCCAAAATTAACTAAATCTAAATATTTGGCGAAAGTTCTCTTTCTAGTGACTTTAGCCCCAACTATATCTCCCATTTTTCGTATTTCGTATTTTAGAAGTGCTATCTGATCAATACCGTTTTCAGAATTAGCTGAAATAGAGAGAGTTGGTTGTGGTAAAGAGCCTTTTGTGGTGGTTTCAAAACCTGAAGCATTTATCGGAGCAGGATAGTAAGTCTTACCTTGCCACACGATATAAGAATTAAAAACTTTTATGTTATTATGGAACCTCAATATCCCATCTTCTGCTTGCCCCTGTTGAATTCCTTGAGATTCAGCGTCTTGTGAAAGATTTATATTGGAATCTAGCGCAAGTTGAGAAATATCAATCTCAAACATGGTAACCATTGCTGAAGGTGCGAGGTTAGCAATTTCCGCGTTTAAAGACTTGACTGAACTTCTAGCTTTTTCTGGTGTTTGTGAGTAATCTGGCATGATTAGGTATTGGTTTCTATAAATGTAGCTTTGACAGAGTGATTATCATGAAAAACAAAGCTTGAAGTAAAATTAGCACAATAAAATCTCTTTTTATAACCTCCATCAGCATAAATAGATGGTAAATGTCTCATTACAAAACTTTCTGTGCCTTTTCTAGCTTTAAGAAAATGTAAGATAGCTCTAGCTTCTATATCGGTTCGCATATCAAATGATAAATCAATTTTTATTAGTGTGTTGTAGATACCATTTTGTATTCTTTGTTCATAACCATTCCCAAAAACTATGGGATTCACACTAGGCTGATTGTTAACACTTACATTATACGAGGGGATCCATAAAAATTCTGGTAAAAGTTGACTCCCATTACTAGTGGTACCTATACCAACAGCTCCTAATGTTCTAGTAAAACCGCCCCAATAATTTACATTAGTAACAGCTGTGCTAGATGGTACATCTTGTAACGCATAGTAGTATTTAATGTTTTTTGGGACTCCGTTAGTCCCTTCAATGATTTCTTGAACGAAAACTATAGCGTTTTTTACATAGCTCCGAGCAGAGTTATGTTCTGGAATATTGTATATACTATCATTAGCCATTTTGCCTTAATCCTTTATTATTATAATACACTGAAAAAAGAGTGTAAAATAAAGATAAAGTAATGTTAGGTAGAATAACAAGGGAGGCTGAAAGGCTCACAATCAACGGTAGCGGAATACAAGGAGTGCAATCTTTAAGCGCGTCTTATCAATCCGTAGCTAGACCAGTGTCTAATTTAGGTATAAATTCAATACAGTATTACCCAGAAGGCCCGCAACAGGCCACTTTGGAAGTAAATACTCTGTTAACTAATTTTTTACCAATTCCTGACGAGTTTAGTGAATACACGTCCCGTGATCCTATGCAAAACTATACAGGAACCTTGCCTTTTAGTGGTATAGTAGATCATGGAAGTAAAAAGTTTTACTTTACGGAAGGTTATTTAGAAACGTATTCGGCTACTTGTGCAGTCGGCCAAATACCTCAATCTTCAACGAGTTCTGTAATTTATGGAAATTTTGGAACTGATGCTCAATTTAACTCATGGGAACAAACCTCTGAAACCCCCACCAGCCTTAATGTAACGAGTTATGGGTCAATGGAAATAAATTTAGACACTTTTGCTACTAATAGGGTTAATTCTTTTAATGTAAACATAGCTACGCCAAGGTTACCAATTTATGCAATCGGTAATGATGAACCTACTGGGGTAATTGCTGGAACCCCTATCGAAGTAAATGTAAATTTTGAAATAGAGCCAGACGACTATGAAATAAAAAACATGCGTCTTATACCTGACGAAACTGTTTTCAAGAATACTGTAATAACTTTGAAAAAAAATAATACTCACGATATATTATTAAGGTATTCTTTTGATGACATGTTATTAACATCTGAATCTTTTAATGCAACTAGTGATTCTAACGCAAGGATCAATTTTAACTTAAGATCTTTCATTTTACGTTAAAAATAGTGTAATATCAAAAAAGGTTATGGCAAGAATATTTTACGATAAGGCTCCGGTTGAAATTCAGGCTCTAGGTACCAACTTTAGAGAAACCCTGATAGCGACGGACTGTAGTATAAATTTTAATAATTCACAGTCTCCCATCTATTCTGTAGGTAAAAAGGGTCCAATCGGTCAGTTTCCTTCTGCCGCGAGGGTAGGGGATATTTCTTTTAACTTTTTAACCACGATAACTGGGCAATTTGAAAATATTGTAGGTATTGGAGTGACTTCCAGAAATGGTAATATTATTAACTACTTATCAGACGCAATCAAAAATTCTACTGATTCAGAGGCTAGTGGAGTACTAATTAAATGCGCAAATGTTAGCGGAGTAGGTTTTTTAAATTCTTATAGTTTTAATACGTCTGCAAATAGTATTTCTTCTTCAAGCGCCGCCTTCACTCTTTTCGGATCTGGTAGTGATCTTCCTGTTAGCGGTAGGTTAAGTGGGGTAAGTGCAGGTGTAGGTGTCGGAGCTTCAGTAACCACTGGTATTGCACATGGTAGGTACACGACCATGCCGTCTAGTTTAAATACCACTTTATATCAAGCTGATGCTGCCTCGGGAGATAGATATGCTACAGGTACCATTTATAGCGCTGATTACTCAATAAGTTTTAACCATAACCCTATTTATAAAATTGGCCAAGAGTTTCCAGTAACTACATTCTATACAAACGCTTCTGAAAGTTTAAACGTTTCTGAAGATATATTTAACTCAGGTTTAAAGTATGATGAAACGGCTGCTACTTATGATTTACAGCTAAAAGGGCTATCTACAAGTGGTGAACCTCTTTTTGTGAGAGTAAAAGATGCAAAACAAATCAGCACCTCTGCATCTGTGGGGTTAGATGATATTATTAGAACTCAAAAAACCTTAACAGCCGCTTATTAATGTGTTTTATACCGCGAACAATTCTAAACTGCAGATTAATGGGAATGAAATTTTAGCTTCCAATGCTGAAATCTCTCTTCAGGCAAATCTGCAACCTAATTACAATATAAAGCAGCGTCATACGGAAAGTTTTACAGCTACTAATGGTATAGGTGGGACTTTATCTTTTAATTATTACCTAACAGGTACCGATTATTTTAAATCTTTTATAACTGGCCAAGCCGAAGCCCCTTTTAAATCTAGTCAGGTCATTTCCGGTAATTTTGGTGGATTAAATTTTGATAGTGGTTATTTAACATCATATTCTGTTAATTTTAGCCCTAACGCCCCTGCTGTAGCCAGTGCTTCATTATCTTTTTTCGATCAGTTAAATGGTAAATTTAACCCTACAACAGAGCAGGCACCTACCGATAAAGAGGTGCTTAATTTCAGAAACGCTATTGTTGCTCATTATATACCTATAGAAAATACTACATTATCAGGATCAGTAGAGGATTTTGTTGCTGGAACTTATAATTACCAATCCGAAGTCCAACCAGTTTACTTAATGGGAGAAACAAAACCAAGTTCCGTTAGCTTTGGCCCAAAAAATGTAAACATGAATTTTGAAACAGACAACCCTACTGGCTATTTACCAGTTTCAGGAAATTCTGCTAGGATTTCTGTAGATTTAAAAAATAATGCTGGAGCCATAGTGGAAAACTTTACCTGCTCAGGTGTTGTAAGGGGTAGAAATTTAGCTTCAGCAGTTGGAGATTATATAAAGCAAACCATTAACGTTACTCAAGCTTCTGTTCAGGATACAAATGTGTTTGTTTCTGCGATAATAGACAGTTTCGGTGGGGAAGCTAATGTAGGTATAGGAACTGAGGGAGGAAATATATAAATGCCAATATTTAACCCAAAAAAAAGTTTTGTCTTAAGTGGCCAGAATATCAACTTTACCCAAAGGGTATTTTTCGGAGAAGAAGAGGTAGAAGAACTGTTCTATCTTGGAAATACTGGACTATCCGGTGAGGTTCCTGCTGCTGCCATAACTGATGACATTAATATTCAAATAAATGAAGGGTTACTGAGTTTAGGAGAGCAAAACATTGTCTTAGACTCTTCTAGTCAAGTCTTAGTAAGTGGACTTACACCCGAATTTGTTAGTGGAGCTGCTGGAACTATACTACAACTGTCTGGGGAAAATTTTTACAGAATTACAGATGTTAATTTTGGAACAGGTATAGGTAAATCTTCTCAATTTAGCGTATTATCTGACAATATAATAGAAGTCGTTGTCCCTACTGGCGCTACTTATGATGACATAACGGTGTTTTCTTCTTTAAGAACTGGGGCAAATGGAAACATTTCATTAGCTAGCGGTAAAACTTATAATAAATTTGTCCCTATCCCCGTAGTCACAGGTATAAATTCAGGTCAATTAAAAGCTGGGGAAGATTTTATTGTTGGTGGTCAAGCTCTTTCGGGGGTTACTGGGGTAAGTGTAAATGATGTTATATTTAACAATTTTGAATTATTGGGAGCGACTGGAGTTAAAGCTGAAGTCCCAACTGGAGTTCAAGTAGGTGGACATGTTTTTACAATACCTAAAGGGCCTATCGACCTTTTGCTTGCCAGCGGTGTATCTCATCGACCTCCTAGCGGTTTCTTTTTTAGCCCACTCGCTGAAGTGGTAAGTATTTCAGCTGGAAACACCACTGGTACTATCATGACCATAAGTGGCAACAATTTTAATTCGGGTATGTTTTATACTGGGGAAGGGAACGGCGATTCTTGTTTGGTTACGGTTGGCGATCAGACTGGTAATTTTAAAATTACGACTGATGCTGGTGGATATAACAGGCTGACAGGAATAGTTCCAACTGGTCTAAAAATGGGTATTTCTGGTGGTAATGTCGCGGTGGGTGACGCAGAGATAACTAGACATTCAGTTTCATTATTTACCGATAATTACCCTGAACAATACCCTTCCGAAGTTTTATTTAGACCCGGTATAGGTAGCCCTACTGTTTCCAATTTAACTCCAAATTCAGGAGTAGGAGCAACATCTGTTATAATAGAAGGCGATAACCTTTTCGGTATAACTGGGGTAAATTTCAGGGGCGGTAATGTGGGTGTCGGAACAGAATTCTCAGAAAATAGTATAGTGGGTATGGTGCCCGGTAAAAGTATTATGGCTACTATTCCTGATACTAATAGTTTTGCCACAGGAGGAGGGCATTTGGATTTAGATGTATCCGGTTTCTTTGGTAGCGTTAGTATAGAATCTGGATTTTTTGTGTATAGTATACCTAGAATACACACTATAATTCCCGGCGGAAGCGGTATAAGCCCGGGTAGCACTGGAACCATATATGGTGAAGGTTTTTATTCTGGAACGACTGTTAATTTATATGGTGGGGATGGAACTTTATCTAATCAAAATTTTCAAAGACAGTTAGCTATAAGTGGGTATTCTGATAATTATGATGAAATAGTTTTTTACTATCCGAATATTTTTGAGACCGGTAATTCCTATGGAATACGTGTCGAGAATGATAGAGCAGGGACTTCTCTTTATCGTGTTACTGGATTTAAATCCCCAACTTTAAGCGGAGTAAGTCTTACTACAGGGGTGCAGGGAGAACCCGTTACCGTTTCAGGTTTTTTTGATGAGTTGGATCCTAGTGGCGTCAAAATAGGTGATAAAATTGTAGAGGATTTTGTTAGAACTGATACTACTGGCATAACATTTACGATCCCAAAGAAAACTAGCACTAATTTAATTTCTATAAATACTAGCGGAGGATTTGTTTCAAGTACCGGTCTTCTTAATATAATACCAGCTAAACCAGAGTTAAGCGGATATTATCCACAACAAACAGGTCAAAGACCAGACACTTTTGATTCATCTGCTCAGGTTTTTGCTATAAATAACATAATTACCCTAACTGGAGAATCTTTAAATTTAGTCACAGGTATAAACTTTACTGGTCTTGGAATGAATTCTCAAATAGGTATAAATAATTTTGTATCTAAATCACCTCAGGAACTTTCTTTTGTTTTGCCAACCGGAGTAAATGCTCAGAGCGGTAATTTTATTATAAAAGACTTTTTAAATAGAGAAACTGTAAGTCCATTTCCAATGAATCTAATACAATCTTCCGGGTTTAATAGTAATTTATTACCGGGTGAATTATTAGACCTTAGTGGTGAAAATGTTACAGGTATGACTTTAAGGTTCCCAGATTTAACAGGTGGTTTTAGAGAACCTGAAGTAACTGCAAACGCTGTTTCTGGTGGGTTAGGAGTACTGTCTGTGAGAATTCCTAGTGGGATAGTCAATGGAAGCGTTTTAATATCAGGTAATAGTAACACTAGTGCTGGCGAGCTTTTTGATTTTAATCCATTACCAGTTATCACTGGGGTAACTGGATTTAACTCATCTTACCAATCTACAACAGGTAATTTGATTTCGGTAACTGGTATTAACTTTAATTCTAATATTTATGGAAGTGGGGATAACTTTATATCAATTAGCGGAACAGGAAACAATTTGTCCCAACCGCAAGTCAAAGAATATGAGATAATTAATATATCGACTGGATCAGGTATAGGAGTAGGCCCAGAACCTCTTTACTCTAAAATTGATTTTAGGTTAGATAATTCTTTTATCGGCACTGGGCAGTTTTTTATTGGTAATAATGACAATGCAGATTTTAGCGCAAAACAAATTTCATTTTTCCCGCAGCCTTATGTTGTTAATGGAACGAGAGTAAATGTGACTGGTTATGGTCCTTCTCGTGGTGTTACTGGGTCAAATGTAGAATTAACAGGAGAAGGTTTAAGAGCTGTAACGGGAGTTTTCTTTCAAATACCCAGTGGATCAAATCTAGAGTCAGAATTTACTATAAACTCTCCTACTAAAATTACAGCTACTGTTCCCAAAGAAGGTATAGAATCAAGAGGTATGGCAAACATACTCTTATCTGGGGGTACGAACCAAAATGTAGGTCAGTTCGAAATGATTCTAGATGCTAGCGTAGTAGAATTTAATATCGTAGAAGAAGATGATGTACCCGCAAGCTCTACTAGGGTAGGAAACTTTACCCAAAAGGAAACTATTAATGGCACCGTATTTTTAGTTACTAGGACTAGATTTCCAGATGGAACAACGGCTATTATTAGTAGCACCCCTCAGTCTTAAACGTCTTTATCGAGTCTTCCGTATTTTAAAATTAAAAAAATAATAAAAATTAAAACAGGTGCGATAATAAACATGCTCAGTGGGTTAGCACTTATAAGTAGTGTCACTTTAAGAAGAGCAAAAGTAATAATTATTGGGGACAAAATTTTAACTATTACAAATCGAAATGGGTTTATTTGTTTGACCTGCTCTTTCTCGTTTTTTTCGTCCATAGACGTATGGTATTGCGCCCAGCTACACAGCTCTAAAAATAAATTTTCCAAACCTTTAAAAATCTTAAATTTAAAAGAGCTCTCGAATGCTTTTACTTTCTCAAGTCTTTTTTGGAACTTCTCTTTAGCTTCTTGTCTTTCTTTAAGCGTTGACTCTAAAGTAAATTTAACTAGCTCTTTAGTATCAAGAACACCATTAACAAAAAAGAATTTAAACTCTACCCAATAAGAGTTTCCGTCTTTATCTTCAAAAGAGTTATAGAAAATAATATCTCCAGTATGCTCGTGCCTAACCCATTTAGTTTTACCTTTAAGCAGACCGCTTTTTAAAAAAAGTTTTTGTTTGTAGAGCTTGTATTGAAAAAGGCTATTATCAAGACATTTAGTTTGATAACTGCTTCCATCAATGAGTCTTTCTTGTTTTTTTGTCAATAAGCTTCTCAAGTAAGACTTAGGGACATGTATATCGTCAAACATTCCCATAACTAGTCTAATGATGCTCCTGCTGTAGCTACAGCCATTTTTGCCTCTAAGACTCTAACTCTTTCATTGGCCTCTATAGCTCTATTTGCTGCTTGTTGAGCCATTTGGTCAATTTCTTGAGCTTCCTGCCTTACTTCCTCAGAAGCTTTTCTTGCGTCTTCTGCGGCATCTTGTGTTGCTGCTGCACACCTACGAGCAGAATCTAACATTAGTTTTAAGTAACTGCTTGACATATTATTATTATATTAACTTGGGATCATTTTTACAATTTTATCGTTAATTCTAGCTATCCCTTCTGGGGTTTCACCATTTTTTATAGTAAGTTTTACTTTAGCTAAAGTTTTCTTAGGGTCTTTTCTCCCAATCATGGCAATCATTTTTCTTTTTTGATGATTGTCTGAATTTTCAAATTGACCCAAATCTACATCGAACTCCATCTCAAGGTTTTCTATTTTAAGATGATTGTGCCCTGCAAGAGACATTAATGGGATTTCTACTTCCTGATCTCCTTCTGTTGTAGGGAGAAGTATTTTTTTAGTAACAGGTCTCCCATCATTATCAAAATATGTCCCTATAACCCGTTTTAAATGTTCAGTTTCTACGTATCTCTGAGCATAAACAACGGAATTATAGAGACATTGTATAAGATGATCAAACGTTTTTAACGCTGGAGCACCTCTAAATGACCCGGATCTAGAATAAGGTAATTTATCGTCAGGCATTACGTATTAGAAGTGCCACCAGAAGAGGATCCTCCTCCACCTCCAGCACTTACTGGTACAGGTTGTATTGCTGCACCTAATATGTCAAGTACTTTCATCAAACCTTCAGGCGCTCCGTCATCGCGAGCTTCTACGTGAACTGTGTACTTTGCTGAATTATCAGTTTTTCGTATATTCTCACTTTTTGTGGAAACGGAAGCGTTTAAATTAACTTTAACTGGAGACCACCAATTATCGTACTTAACACCAAGGTCAGTTTTTGTATTAACAGAACTAGTGTCTTGAGTGCTGGATTTAACTTCCATATCAAAATCGACAGTAGCTTTTTTTACTCCTAAGTTAGGTGTCTGAATAACTGAAAGAAGCGGTACCCTAAGTTTACGGTGTTCAATACTCGTGGTTATAGATCCGTTAGCATCTTTTGATTGGACTGGTGCGTCATAATCAAATTCTACTGTTCTTGCTTTAAGTTTTCCATTACCATCGTCTTCGAGTCCGATGTCTTTAATGAATTGTTCAGTTGTATGAGCCAATTGTCCTTGAGCTTTTGCAGCTCCAAGAAGTGGCTCGGCGATTAATGTCCCGATTGGGAGACCTTTGAATTGATCTGCTGTGCTAGCCATATATTAAGTGTTACACTTTATCAATGGCCAGAAATAAATTTTTGAAAAATTTCTTCCAAATCCTCCAAAAACTCCTCAGCCATCATTACTCTAGTTGCGTCAATTTCATCCATCACAATCGTATTTTTAAGCATGTTCTCATATTTTTTTCTTGTCTGAGAAATAGCTTTATGAGTTTGAATTGGTTTTTTACGTTCAAATTCAGATACGTTCATAATATATTTTCTATCTTGTGTAAAAATGTGCTTGAGCTTTTAAGTTTCCTAGGTAAGTGTTAAAACCTCGATGACCTAAGTTTATATCAGATACAACTTTGATACTTCCTCCAAGAGATTTCCAAAGCCTACAGAAACCATAATCTTCACTTTCGTATTTTTTAGTCTCTTCGTTTACTTTACACTGAAAGATATCATAAAAGTTATCTCCTGCATCCATATAGCCATCAATATCGTTTTTATAATGTAGCTCTGGTTTTTCTTTTATTATTTTTTCTATACACTCTCGTTTTATCAGCATGAATCCGGTAGCAGCATAATTTGCTTCTACTGCCTCTTGATGTTTTGCCTTTTCGAGTTCTTCATAATTGATTTCAGTAGAAAAATCTGTGGCTAAATGCATCCACCCCTGAGGAAACTTACCAGTACTAGCCATAGCCTCCATTTTTTTTACATTAAAATATTTTTTAGGATAAACTCCTACAGCTACATCAGTATCTTGATTTATCAACTTAATAACATCTTGTGGTAAAAACTGTATATCAGTATCTACGAAAAGTAAATGAGTATAGTCTTTATTTAGCATGAATGCTACTGCAGCATTTCTTCCTCTGCTAATTAGACTTTCAAACCATATTGATCTTAAACCTACTTTTATATTTTCTTTTCTGAATTCTGAAAGTAAATCGATCATACTCATCATATAATCAGAGTGCACCATTCCTGTATAACCTATAACAGGGCAAAATATTTTTATGTCTTTTTTGTCCATAGTTTACCTTATGGGGCAAGCTCCGCCTTCACACTCGAGGTCTTGCAAAACATTACCTTTGTTAATTTGCAAAGAGCTTATCCCTTTTACTTTAGATGAAATTTTATTGTAGGTATTTTCATCTATCTCTTCGTAGGGGGCTTGATCGAAACCATGATCATTGTGAAGCAAAAATGAAACACTCTTGATGTTGTTTTTATAATGCTTCCTGAGCCAGTCTTTTATTTCTCCAAGCTCTTCCTTTTTGTAGTATACAGTACAAGACACAGCATTGTCGGACCAATCTGATTGGATTTTTTTGACCAGATCTAGTTGATCCACCGCTTTCATGTCTTTCGCTAGTTTAGCATTTTTCCCTGACTCGCAAGGAAATTCTACAATAACAGTATCTCTATTAAGGGTTCCGTCAAAGTTTTTAACAAACTCTACATGGTAACCCATACTCTTACATGTTTCTACTAGAGCGTCTTGACTAGACATTCTAACTCGACGGATGTAGTGCTGAGAGTAAGCTGGGTGAATCCCGGGGGTAGCTCCTGCAAGCAAGCTCAAAGTTCCGCTAGGCTTTACAGTGGTGAGCTTAATACTTTCAGGCCATCCTTGTTTTTTACTCCATTCTTTATCGTATTTTTTTAGAGCTTCATAACAGTCACTAAGCCATTCTATTTTATTATCATCAATTCCTTGGCAAATACCGGTAACCCCTTGTCCGATACGGAAGTTTTTATGAACAATTTTATTAGTGTCTTCATGAATAAAAGGAAGAGAGCAAATGGCTTTTTGAGTTTTGTAGAGCAACGTAGAGCATTCAATCAACTCTTCTTTTGAGGAGATGTTGTTCAAGTAGAGTTCTGATAAATTACAGCACTCTTTATCAGCTAGGGAAATTTCTCCGCAAGGATTAGTTCCTTCGCAGTTCTCCTTAGCTTTTTCTCCGGTTCTGCCAAATTTAGAACTTAAACGCAGATTAAAAAATCCATATGGTTCTCCATTCCCAGCGTATCCATCCCATACCCCTTCTGCTATGTGGTCATAACTGTCGCAGTAAATAGTGTTATTGCTCATAGCTCGCCAATTAGGGATATTTCCTAGATCCCACCGTTTAGCTTTAATATAAAGATAATCGTCAGGGTCGCCCAAAGCAATTTCTGCGGAACGTCGAACATTTCCTGCCACGACAACTGAACCAATAATATTTGCAATGTCTAGGACATCAAGACTTCGGAGCTTCTTACCTTCTCTTTTCTTTATTACTCCCGTGATTTTTTCAAGACCTTCTACTAGGATCTCAGGACCACTTGCTGTGCCTCCAAATCCTCCTATCGGTTTCCCTGCGCTGCGAACAAGTACGGTAGAATAACTAAATGATTTACCCGTTACGAAATAGGCTTCGAGAACTTTACTTAAAAGCCTAACCCATCCCTCGCGGCTATCGGGAACAATAAAATCTGCATCATTTGTATTTTTTACAGTAATATTGACATCTTTTTTAATTCTGGGGATTTCATGCACGTCTTCCCTTCTAATAGAATATCCCACGCCCCCTCCGAGCATTAAATTTTCAAAAATGAAACAAAAATCTTCTGGCTTCCTTATTGCAGTGAACCAGCAGTTAAGCAAACTATTTCCGCCGAATCTGTCTACAGTTGAAGTGCCTAGTTGCCATAAACCTCTACCTGCAAAATTACATTTTAAGTTAAAGACTAAATCAAATAACTTTTCTGCTTCTTTTTTAGTATATCCTGCTCCTATTTTTTGAGCCCCGTTAATACATCGAGCCACTGTTTCTGGCCACTCTTCAAGTTGCCCGTTTTCTTTAATTCTAGCATATGTTCTCTTGTAGACTATATAGCCAAGCCCGTTAAAACCCCAGTTAGGTTGTTTGTTTAAATATTTGTTTAAAAAATCGTCAGATATTATGTTTTTATTTTCGCTCATTATTTTAAAAAATGGGTTTAAAGACCTTAAGTAGGTCAGTTTATTACGTGTTTAAATCTTGATAATGCGGGGGTACAAAGTCAAATTATTTTTCGACTATTTTAAGTTTTTCTTTGACTTTCTTTTGCATTTTGTCCATGTAGTTTTGAGCTTTCTCCAGACCTTCTTCAGTGTGAGGAAAAGCCCCATAAGACCAATTTCTTTGAGAAGACTCGACTAAATAATACTTTTTATTTTTTTTGTTTCTTGGCATGTTTTTTGGCAAGTGATATTATTTTTAGCTCTATGGTAATTAGATCTTTTTCAAGTTCGTCTAGGTGCTGTGTTTCTAAGGATAACCTATACATTAAATTTTTTAAAGATTTTGAATACTCTAAAGATTTGTTTTCAATCTCTTTGTTAGAAAGAGAATCACACTCGTCTTCAAAATTCTCCATTTTTTCAAAAAGATCTTCTGCTTTCTTTTCCCAAAAATTAACAGAATCAAAACAGATTTCTGCAGAATTAAGAAGTTTTTTCCTTTCTTCTTCGAGTATGTTAAATTTCTGATTAGTTGTCATTTAGTAGACTATTTTTAATCAAGTTTAGCTTTGAAGTCAAGAAACCTTCTCCACAATTCTTTACGGGATCTGTTTGTCTGTTTAAGGAATCTTGATGAGACGTAAATTCTATTAGTTGATCTATAAGGTTTATAAGTTGATCATGAGTATCTCTATTTATCTTGATGTCGTTCATGTATTAAAAAAATATTAAAGAGGTTAGTTAAAGTCAAGTAGGTTTACACAAAAAAACCGGGCAGAAGCCCGGTTTATCCTACTCTAATTTATTTTTATTTCTCTAGGTTTGTATTTTTCTTTTTTGCCTAACGTTAACGTTAGTATGCCTTTGTCTAGACTAGCTTTTAAACTGCTAGGGTCGGCTGACTCAGGGATACTGTAGGCTTTATCGAGATTAATCTCTCTTCCCCTTCTTTTTCTTTTGGCTTGTAGGTTAATATCTCCATTTGAATCAATATTAATTTTAATATCTTTTTTGTCATAACCTGCCATTTCTACCTCATAATTATAACTATCTTCCCTTTCAAAAAAATCTTCATAATTCTCATAAGTAGATTTTTCTAATTCCGTGAACAACGGCATTGCAAGATCAAGCAAGCCCCGATTATATGATATATTAGATAGATACATATAAACACCTATAGCACTAGGTGTGCCAACTTGACATATTCCAATATTACTGAGGAAAAATAGCTATTTTTATTTTTAGCTATTTAAATTGAGTCGTAAAGTCTCAATATTGGGACAAAATAGGTTTATTTAGACTCATAAGAAAGAGACCTTATGTCATACATGGAAATAATTTCGGTTTCTAGAGGGTTTTCGTACTTAGAAATTTCGAAGTATTCTTCATCAATTACTTTTTCGACTTTCCCTCTCCAATTAGATAGATTTTTTCTGCCAACAACTAAAACTTCGTTCCCTACCATTTTTGAGTTGTATGAGATTAAGTTATCTTTTGAGCTATCTTCTTTCATATTACTCTCCTGAGCTACCAAATCCGCCGGAGCCTCTTTGTGTATTAGTTAACGTTTTCATTTCTGTCCATTCTGATGAATAGCACTTCTCAATAATTAACTGAGCTATCCTGTCACCCGGTTTAATATCAATTTTATTTCCTGATCCAAACATTGATTCATAAACAGATGGCGTAAGATTATACCCCTCGAAGTTTAGGTTTATCAATAATATTTTTACTTCCCCTCTGTAAGTCGAATCAATGACTCCTGCCATGACATCTATACCTTTTTTAACGGCAAGTCCACTACGTGGAGCTATTCTTCCGTAATAACCCTCTGGGATAGCAATACTGAGACCAGTTGAAATTAATGTTCTTTGGCCCGGTTCTAATGTCACATATTCCGTAGAAAACAAATCGTAACCAGCATCTGCAGGATTCGCTTGCTGTGGGACTAGAGCTTCTTTAGTGAGTTTTTTGTAATCTATTTTCATGTTCCTATTTAGAGTAGTGTAATCATTGAAAATCAAAAGTCAACCTTTAGTTTTTCAAGAAATGATAAAATATTGTTGACAAGTGTAGGTTTGCCTCATAAAAGGGTAGACGCGTAGCATTTCTGCCTTGTTACGTTAAAAAGGTAGGCAGGTCCGCAATCTTATGTGTCCGGCTCTACTGTGGAGACTTGTAACCGGAGGAACCAGCGGTGTTGAACTTAGCTGGGCGAGTAGTATAGGTGATGTCATATGGGTGGAAACTACCACGCACCCAAAAAAGGCTAACCGGGGAGTATTCTCAGGAAAAAGTAAAAAGATTGCCGATGTTTTGGAATAAACCGCCAAAAACGGGAAAAGTCTCCGTTTCACTTCGACTTTCTAGGAAAAAGTTTATTATTATTAAAATAAATATAATTAAGTTTAATAAAGTTTAATTAATAAGATGGAATTTAAGTTTAAAAATGTAGGTATATCCGGAGTAGCAGGTTCAGGTAAGAATACTTTAGCTGAACTTATTGGGATTTTTTTAACCAGAATGGGTTTACCTGTGGAAGAAAGGGCTTTAGCCCATAATTTAAAATCAGAAGTAAGGTCTACATGTAAAGAACTGTATTCTATTGATCCTTTAACTTGCTCGAGAGATGATAAAGATTTAATAAGGCCAATATTGGTTGCTCATGGAGAGATAAAAAGAAAATCTTCATTAGGAAAACATTGGACAGGTTTGTTAGGAAAAGATTTAGACCGTAATAAAGTAAATATTATTACAGATATTAGGTACAATGAATATCCACAAGACGAGTGTTATTGGTTGAAAAATCAAATAAATGGTATTTTAATTCACGTTTCTCGGTACCAAGAGGTGGGCGAAGAAAGAGTTTTTGTAAAACCTGCGAACATTCATGAGCTGCAAAATGATGATAAGGTAAAAAAAGAATCTGATTACATACTTAACTGGAAAACAGAAACAGACCGAAACAGGCTTGTAATTAATTCACAAAACCTGTTTAAATGGCTTAAAAAGGTTTATAAATAAATTTTTTTTAAAAAAAATAGAAGACTTTAGTAAAATTTCATATAATATTCATGCAGACACTTATAGTGTATTACTTTAAGTGTTTAAGGAGTGTGGATTTATGGAAAAAGGAACAAGGGAAAATTTAACGGATAACTGTCTAGTTGAAAGGATAAAGAGTCAATCTTGTGAGGATAGCTTAATAGAATTATCTGAGAGGCATGCGGGTTTGTGTTTTAAGATAATGAAGAGATACTCTAAGAGTTTTTCTATTAATGATATCAGTTTAAATGAAAAGCATGCTGAAAAAAATTTAATTATTTGGCGCTCTGCTAAAAGTTTTAATACTGAAAAAAAAGTAAAGTTCTCTACTTGGCTAGCTAATCAAATTAAATACAACTGCCTCAACGAGTTAAATAAAAAATCAAAAGACAGGCTAGTTACTCTTGAAGAGTATATGCTGGATGTCCTAGATGAACGCCAAGAGGAAAAAGATACAAGAATCTTCGAATATACTGAAAATATACTTTCTCAATTAAAAGACTCCAGAATCGAAAAGATTTTTTCACTTCGTTACTCGAAAGAAGAAAAAAAACCATCTTGGGCGTCAATTGCTTCGCAAATGAAAATCAGCACACAAACTGCTATAAACCTTCACAACAAAGGACTGTCTATGTTGAGAAAAAAAATGGACAGTAAAAAATTCCTTGATAATATTTAAAAAAATAATTGACATTTACGCAAAGTACTAGCAATATTAAATCTCTTATGTCTAACGAAGAAAAGAAAAACGACTGGCAAGAGCGCGAACTAGGTGCTCTATGGGCAAAGAAAAGCAATAGTGGTTCTCAATACATGACGGGGCACATCACAATGAAAGGTACCTCTGAGAAAGTTCCACTTGTTGTTTTTAGAAACAAAAATAAGTATAATGAGGATGGTTCAGTTAAAAATGAAAATGCTCCAGATCTTCGTGTTTATTTGAGCGAAATGAAAGAGCAGGGATCGGGTAATCGTAGTGCAGCTCCAGCTGCAAAAAAACAACAAAACGATGAAGCATTGTTCTGATGTCCGATATAGCCTTACATCTACCAATTAATGGTGTAAGCTTTGGTCAGGTTAGCACTGCCCTTCTGCGTGAATATTACGAGAGGGGCGTGCAGCCTTTTATTTTCTCACATGGTAAAATTGACTTAAGCTCACAAGAACCAAACGAAGACTTTCAAAAATGGATTAGTTCATCAATTAAAAAGTCTTTTGAGGAGTATGATAGGAATATTCCTATTTTTAGATTATGGCATCTAAATCAGGATAGTCTGTCTTCTTATGGAAGAGATCAAACTCTTTTCAGTTTTTATGAGTTAGATCATCCAACTACTTATGAAGTTAATGTTGCCAAGAATCAGAAAAATTTAATTTTTAGTAGCAATCACGCTAAAAACATATTTGAATCAGTAGGCGTTCAGAACTGTCATTATGTACCTCTAGGGTTTGATAAGAATAACTTTAAAGTAAAAGATCAACAATACCTAGAAGGTAAAATTGTATTTAACCTAACTGGAAAACTAGAGAAAAGAAAGCATCATAAAGAAGTTATCCAAGCTTGGGTTAAAAAATACGGGAATAATAAAGATTATGTTTTGCAATGTGCTATAACTAATCCATTTCTTAAAGAGCAGGATTTTAAAAATCAGTTATCTCAAATACTGGAAGGGAAAACTTATTATAATGTAAATTTTCTTGGCCAAATGCAAAAAAATATCCTATACAATGATTTTTTAAACTCTTCGAATATTGTTATAGGTATGTCGGGTGGAGAAGGTTGGGGGCTACCTGAATTTCAGTCAGTAGCTCTAGGCAAGCACGGAGTTATTTTGAATAGTTCTGGTTACCAAGACTGGGCTAATGAAAAAAATACCGTCATGGTACAGCCCAATGGTAAAGAAGACTCTAGTGACGGAGTGTTTTTCCGTAAAGGCGGTGCGTTTAATCAGGGTAATATTTTTACTTTCAATGAGGAGGAGTTCATTGCTGGTTGTGAAGAAGCCGTAGAAAGATACAAATCTTCACCAATTAATGAAGAGGGCCTAAAACTTCAAGATGAATACACCTATAAGAAAATGGTAGATTCAATTGATCAGATATTAACAGAAGGATAAATCAATGCCTGAGTATATTTACGAACACCCCGAGACGAAAGAACAAATAACAGTTTTTCAAACTATTCATGAGTCACACGAGTATTCAGTAGATGGAGTTCAGTACGACAGAGTATATACTGTTCCAAACGCTTCAATTGATACTAGAATAGACCCTTTCTCTCAAAAAGAGTTTAGGGAGAAAGCTAAAGCTTCAACAGTTGGTGATTTATGGGACCAGTCTGGAGAAGCATCGGAAAGAAGAAAAGAAAAAGCTGGACATGATCCAGTAAAAGAAAAGTTGTTCAGTGATTATCGTAAAAAAAATAAAGGTGCTAAACATCCTCAAGATAGGTCTAAAGTCAATAACTCAAACTTCACCATTGAATGATAAAATACGCCGTTATAGACGATTCAGCCATTAGTTTAGGTGGTACTTCACTCACCTTAGACGCTATTACTGAGCCTTTTAAGCATGAATGCGAGTTCATAAAAACATCAGATCTAACAAAAACCCATTTAGATTTTAAACGGCCAAAAGTTTGGGTTATCGGGAATACTATGGGTCTCACTAAAGAGTCTTACGAGACTCTAATGCAAATAATTCAGACTCAAACTACTGTTAAAATAGATTTTGATTATGGATTTTGTAGGTTCAGAGGTCCGACACCACACAGGACTTTAGGTAATAAAGAATGTGATTGCTTGATTAATCCTGAGACAGCTACTCTTAGGAATATTTACAGTTATATAAAAAAATATACCTCTAAAATTTTCTACATGTCGGAAGGCCAAAGAAAAATACATGAGGTGTCTTTGGATATACCTGCCGAAAAAACTAAAGTGCTATCTTCCTGTTTTACTAAAGATTCTTTTGCGAAAATGAAAGAATATCGAAGTAATCAGAAATCAGATAAGTATGCTATTATTGACGGGCATCCGGGGTGGCACAAACAGGCAAAAGGGGTAAGTAAGTCAGTAAATTATGCTATTACCAAAAATTTACCTTATGAGGTATTTTCAACTGAGACTCATGATGAGATGCTTCAAAAATTAAGTGGCTATAAAGGTTTAATTTTTTTACCAATTATAGAAGACACATGTCCTAGGATTACAATTGAAGCAAAACTGATGGGTCTTGAAGTTATAACTAATGAAAACTCCCAGCACACGTTGGAGGACTGGTGGAATAAACCATTAGATGAAATCGAAAACTATTTAAAAGAAAGGCCCGAGATATTACATCAGGAACTTATAAATTTGAGTTAATAGCTAGAATTCACGGTGATTGCCTGTATAATCTAAAAAGGTTAGTTTCTAGCGTATTAGTTCAAAGCTACCAGAACTTTAGAATTCATCTAGCTATTGATAAAACCTCACCTGAGGTTATTTCTTTATGCAAACAGATAGAGTCTGACCCTCAATGTGTTATGCCTTTTCAGGTATCATGTCCTGACGGAACGATAAAAGTTTGGGAGAATGAAGGCGATAGATTGTATTCAGTTGCTAACACCATGCGTGTTCTAGACTCTCTAGATTTTGATGAGCGTGTTATTGGGGTAATAGATGCAGATGATCAGCTATGTGAAAGAAAAGCTCTACAATGGATAAATAGAGCGTATTGTAGCGGAAATGTAGGAGCAGTTTGGACAGGTAATATCTGGGAACCTTATGGAATGAACTTATGTTCAGAATATCTAGATGATTCTCAAGATGTCTACAAACACCCTTGGGTCAGTAGTCATTTCAGGACTTTTCTTCTTTCTAATTATAAACAAGTAAACCCTGAAAATTTTAAAGATGAGAACGGAGACTGGATGAAACGGTGCGAAGATCAAACCTTTATGCTCCCTATCATTAATGTAGCTCATAAGAATAAACAGATAACTCATTTTTTAGAGAACCCCTGTTATCTTTATAGAGGTTACCAAGAAATAGGAGGCGAAGCTCATCAATATCAATTAAATTTAGCAAAGTTTATACGAAAGAGAGGGTTTGTAGAATGAGATTTTTTATTAATAACTGCAATCCTACTGGAGGCCCCGGTATATTTGGCGGTAGATTAAAAAAACAACTTGAAAAAAATGGTCATAAATTTGTAGACCCTTATGTATCTGGTGAAATACCTGATAAAAACATATCAATTATCCAAGGTGATAAAATAGAAGGATGTCCTTTAAATATACTCAGGTTGGATGGTCTTTACTTTGATTCTGAAAGCTCAAATAATGATCAGATGAACTCTGGTATATTTAAAAGTTTCGATCAGGCTGATCATATTGTTTACCAATCCCAATTTTCCAAAGACATGTATCACTCTTTTTACGGAAGGAAGGATCCTAGTCAAGAAAGCATTATCCACAACGGACTGGATCAAGAAGAATTTTTATCTAATGTAAAACCTGTAAAATTATCTGACCCTGTATTTTCTAAGTATGGTAAGATATGTGTCGCATCAGCATCTTGGAGAAGGCACAAAAGGCTTGAAGAAACAATTGAAGCCTTTAAAGATCCTAAGTTAAAAAATGTTTTACTTATAGCATTAGGAGGGATGCCTTACATCAAAGATAAAAACTCTATTCCAGATAACGTATTACTTACGCCCTTACTTAAACCTGAACAAACTGCTTCAATTTATTGTATGGCAGACGCTATGATTCATTTAGCGTGGCTTGATTGGTGCCCCAATACTGTTGTTGAAGGTCTTTCTTGTGGTGCGCCGGTTTTGTGTTCTCATAATGGAGGAACCAAAGAGCTTGTAAAAGATAATGGGGTTGTTGTACAATTGGAAGAAGATTATGAGATAGGCTCAAAGGTTCCTTTGTATAACCCGCCAAAAGTAGATACCAGTATAATTGTTGATGGTATTTTAGAAGTATTAGAAAAACCTACTATTTTTGATAGATTAGATTTAGATATAAAGAATACTGCAGAATATTATGAAAGAATATAATCAAGAAATTTATAATAATACCGACATTCCCTTGGAGTATGGTAAAATATTTAATGATATAAATTTTGAAACTCAAAAAAATAAAGGGGTAAGCGATAGAGAAATTTCTCTTATATCTAAAAGGGGGTATTTTTTAACTAGGCTTGCCGCTAACCATAACGTTTCTAATATTATAGAAGTCGGGACTGCTGCAGGTTGGCAATTTTATTCTTTTTGTCATTATATAAATACTGAGCTGTTCGGCAAAGGTAATATATGGAGTTGTGATGTCAGAGACTACAGAGATTCAAACTATATTAATAAATACCCAGAAATATCAAATTTTGTAGAGGGCGATTCACGTAAAATGTCAAAATTAATACCTGATAATTTTAAATGTGATTTATTTTTTATAGATGGTAATCATGATAGAGGCGCTGTCGCTGAAGATATAAATAACTTAAAAAAATTTCAGTCGGAAAATCCAATTTGGGTTTTTGATGATTATGATCAGAGATTTGGTATTTACGAAGAAATAAAAAACATAGAAAGTAAAGCCAAGGTTAGTTCTGTAATAAGCCCTAACTCAATTAATCAATCTATAGAAGAAAAACCTAATCATATGTTAATTACATGGGGGGTAATTTAAAAAATGAATAATACAGATATTAATAAAACTTACGAAGGAAGGACAGTCTTAGTCACTGGAGGAGCTGGGGCAATTGGTAGCAATCTAGTAAAAAAACTATCTAACTTAAAAGCTAAGACCGTGATAGTTCTAGACAACATGGTCGCTGGTCATCAATGGGCTCTACCCCAAAACAAAAATGTCTTGTTGGTAAAAGGTGATATAAATGATGACATAATGCTCAAAAGAGTTTTTGCTGAGTCGCCTAGTATAGTCTTTCATTTAGCAGCATTCTTTGCGAATCAAAACTCGGTTGACTACCCTGAAAAAGATTTAACCACTAATGGCATGGGGACTTTGAAACTGTTAGAGTATTCAAATTTGACTAAAGTTGACAGGTTTGTTTATGGATCTTCAGGTTGTTCTATTTACGGGAAAGAGGCTCCACTTCCATTGACTGAGGAATTCATGTCTTTAAATCTTTCAAGTCCGTACCAAATAACTAAAATGCTAGGAGAGGTTTATTGTAACTTCTACAAAGCTCACTACGGTTTAAAAACGGTAAAAGCGAGATTTTTCAATTCTTATGGTCCGGGTGAGGTCCCGGGGCAGTATAGAAATGTTATTCCTAACTTTATTTATTGGGCTTTGAAGGGGCTACCTTTACCCATAACCGGAGACGGAAATCAAACTAGAGATTTTACCTACGTAGGAGATCTAATTAACGGATTGCTGGCCGCAGGTTTAGAAGATCAAGCTATAGGTGAAGAGTTTAATTTAGCAGCCGGAAGAGAAATTAAAATAGGCGAGCTAGCAACAATGATTAACGAAAGAACTGGTAATAAAGCAGGTATAAAAACTATACCCAAAAGAGTCTGGGATACTAAAACTAGATTATTAGCGTCGGTAGAAAAAGCTAAAAATTTAATTGGTTACGAACCTAAAACGTCTTTTGAAGACGGCTTAGATGAAGCTGTTAAATGGTTTAAGGAAAACTGGAATGAAATAGACAATAGTCATTCATTTCTTCCCGGCGCAAGTTCCGCTCATAGAGAATCATGATACTAATATGTTATGGCACTAGACCTGAGTTTGTAAAAATTCAGCCCCTGATCAACGCGTTAAAAGGTAACGTTCCTTATAAGCTGCTTTTTACCGGTCAGCATGCGGACATTGCTAATTTTCAATATGATTATAAATTGAATATTAAACCACTTAAAAACCGGCTAGACTCTATTTTTTCATCTTGCCTAGATTTAGATGAGTCTATTTTTTCTGGAATTGAAAGCGTTATGGTCATGGGGGACACTGCTTCTGCAGCAGCCATGGCTATAGCAGCTTTTAACAGGGGTCTAAAATTGCTTCACCTTGAGGCTGGTCTAAGGACTTACGACATGGTCAATCCTTACCCCGAAGAAGGTTATAGGCAAGTTATAGCTAGATTAGCTGATGTTCATTTTTGTCCAACTAAAGAAAATAAACTGAATCTAGAAAAAGAAAAAGTAGGTGGCTCTAAATATGTAGTGGGCAATACTGTTTTAGATAATTTAGTAGGGGTAAAAACTTCATATACAGACGAAGTGATAGTAACCTTACATCGAAGAGAAAATCATTCTTTAATTATTGACTGGTTTAAGGAGATTTCTAAACTAGCTCTAGAAAATAATAATTTGAGGTTTACCATTCCACTGCACCCAAACCCAAATGTTAGTAAGTACAGAGACTGTTTAATAGGGTTAAATATAGTTAAACCATTACCCTATGAAAAAATGAAAGTTAAAATCTCTAACTGTAGATTTATTATATCCGACAGCGGAGGACTGCAGGAAGAGGCAAGTTTTCTAAAGAAGAAAATTATAGTTTGCCGTAAAACCACAGAAAGGCCAGAAAGCTTAGGTCAAACAAGCTTTCTATGCTCTTCCCCTCAAAAACTTCAAAAAATTTTTAATAAAGTAAGTTCAGACTTCATGGTGACACATGATCATAACTGTCCTTTCGGGGATGGCAATACCTCATCAAAGATTAAAGATTTTTTAAAAAACGGTTATGTATAATATTATATACTTCTGCAAGTTTGGTTTAGATTTATACTACGAAAGTCTTCGAAAAGCTTTTTCTCAGGATCCCGAGGTCAACCTATTCTGTTACGGGCCAAATTATCAAGCTTACAACCCGCAGCATACTATTGATGATGTAGTAAAGACTAGCGGATTCCCAAAGGTTGATCTTTTATTTTTTTCTGCGGGATGGGATTCAGATGAATCCCTAGAGACCGTAGATCCTCACCCAAATATCAGACCAGCCGAAACAGATATTAAAAAATTTTACTTACTAAATAAAGAATACAAAAAATTAGATCTTCGGCTAGAGT